CAGCTCTTGAAGTCGCCTATAGCTACGTCCAAGTTTGACATCGCAGAACTGCGCCAAACTCTCGAAGTTGCTACCGTCGCAACTTTCAGGATTGCGCAAAAAACGCCATGCCTTTGTTTTACTTACATTTTCGTAAATCGATAACATTGATGAAGTTGCGATGGTCGCAACAAAATCCAGCGCCTCAATACGCCCCAGGTCAATGCCTGCGGCCAGCACTTCATCTTTTTCCATTGAGGCCACGGTGTTGATGGTGTGGTTCATCTTTTCGCCTGCGCCATCTACCAGTTCAGGTAGGCGGTTTTCAGGTTTTGTAAGAGTTTTGGGGGCCATATCGAACTCCGGTGGTTAATGTGGGTGACGGGTGTAGTTGTGGGCAAAGTTGTCCAGTTCGCGCTGCTTGGCCGCCAGGTGCGCCTGGAAGGCGATGGCGATCTGCACCAGCGCCGGGCCAAGCCGCCAGAGCTTGGGATTGCGCGTGTCTCGGGCCACGATGCCGTGGTAGACCAGCGCCTCCAGGTAACCCAACGCCGTGGAGGGGTGTAGATCGCAGGCTTGGGCCACCTGACCTAGCAACAGGCCGTCGAACTCATGGCCAGCCAACGCCCGGATGATCTGGATAGTGCGCGCCACGGCCTGTTTGTCGCCTTTGTCCTTCGAGTCATTGGCGGCCATGGTCACCTCCGCTCTCCCACAGGGGCTCCTTCGCCGGATCCCACAACGCATCCGCCAGCTCGGCAAAGAAGGCATCCGCTTCATTCGCCCAACCCCATGCCGTGCCATGCGGATGATTGGCATCAACCAGCTTCGCATCGATGGCGCGCTGCGCAACTTGGGTGATGTTCTCCGCTCCGGCAGTTAGCTCCGCCATCTGGCGGAAAAATTGCTCCCAATTCATGGCGTAACCCCATCCACTGGCGTGGTTGCCAGCACCGATTCACCTAACAGATCAGCAATGCCTTGTACGGCCTGGATCAGCTCTTGGGCAGCGACGAGGGCAGCCATAGGCGGAAGGTCTTCATCGTTGTTAATGGCCTCTTGCAGACCGGCCTGGTTGGCGGCGTCAATGGCTCTTTGCGTTTGGTTCGATATGGCAACGAGGCCCAAATAAAACTCAGTGGCATTCATGGCGTGTTCCTTGTGATCAGGCAGCATGTGAGGTCCACTCACCGGCAGCGTTGTATGAACCGTGCTCTGCAAGCAGCAGTTGTGCATGGTGGTGTCCCTGGTGGTTCCACAGAGGGATGGCTGTCTGTTTGATCCAGCGGCGGATGATCTCGCGCCCGATGTGCTCGGCCAGTTCTCCGGCTGCTTTGTCTTCAATCGGTGCTGGATTGGCCTGCGCCACATGCCACAGTGACAACAGATGGTCGTCTGAGTAGTTGCCCAGCTTGTCGGTGTTTATGTCAAATACGACGGTCGTTTTCATGTCGATCTCCTTGGTCAAAGCGGACAACGTTGTCCGTTTTGGCGGCCCTTTGTTATGGTGTTGGTCTGTGTGACAATGCGGGTCAGGCGGCTGGCCGCCGCAGATCGAGGTCTTTGGGGGTGGTGATCTCCCCTTCTTTGAGGCCCAGCATGACGGCGATCTTGTGGCTCTGGCCACGGATGCCTTTTTTGCGGCCTGCCAGCACTTCAAACACCAGGTTGGTGTTAAAGCCGTGGGCGGTGGCCCAGGCAGCGATGGAAATGCCTTTGCGGGCGAATTCTTCGCGGACTTCTTGGGGGGTGCGAATGGACATGATTAATCTCCGTGAGTTGGCAGGGTTGCTTGGTGATCAGATTGAGGACCACTTGGGTCAGCAGGCGGATTACCAGCAGGGGCTGGAGTGCCTGGTTGGGTTTCTGCTGGCGCAGTTGCAGCAGGCGGGTTATCCGCCGGAGCGGCTGATAAAGGCTCTGGGCGAAGAGATATCAGCGCAAGTGCAAGCTGATCCAGACGCCCCTGTGCTTTGGCCGTTTCTACGGCTGGAGGCACAACTTGGTTCCAAAAACGGCAGTCCAGTGTCATCACCGGGGCTACCCAAAGCACTTGATCGGCGTTTTGAACGCTTGCCAGGCGCGCCGTTGCCTCCGCTTCGCGTTGTGCCTGCCTTACCAGCCGATACACCCACTGAATGCTGACGTGGTAGTCATGGGCCAGCGCAACGTGATTACAGCCGTTGAACTCGGCCAGGATGGCGGCATTAACCTGGGCGGCTTCTTCCGGGGTGCGTTCCCTCACCAGGAAGCCGTCGCCGAGATCAACAATACGGCCACTGTTGCACAGGGCTGTACGGTCGGAAATCTGGAGGAAGGGGGGCTGACCCTGTGCCCGCGCCCAGGCCGGAAAGCGAAGGCCCTGCTCTCTGAAATAGTTGATTAGTGTTGTGCGTTTCATGGTGGCCTCAGTGTGTAAGGGTTAAAGTCTCGGTTCTTTTAGTGCCGGTTAAAAAACGTTTGTGATTCGTCTGTGTTGATTGGATTATGGGCACCGTTCGGTTTCCTGTCAAGAGGTGTTTATGAACCAAATGGTTTCTTTTGGAGAAAGATTGCGTGAGGAGAGGCTGCGGCTTGGCAAGAACCAAACCGATTTCGGGGCAATCGCAGGGGTGACAAAGAAAACTCAAATGCTTTACGAGGCAGGAGGAAGGTCACCAGATGGTGTCTATCTCGCCGCGATAGCAGCAGCGGGTACCGATGTGCTCTACATCCTCACCGGCCAGCGCGCGGGAGGTGCTCCAGCGCTCAAACCCGACGAAGCGGCACTGTTGGACAACTACCGTCACTCACCCAAGGATCAGCAGGACATCCTAAAGGCGACGAGCGATGCGTTCGCGCAACGTCAAAGTGGATCAATGAAGCAGGGGGCCAAGAAATAATGTTTGTCGAAGATCCTGAAACAGATTCATTGCTACGCGAAGCGACGCAGTGGGCTGACGCCAAAGAGTGGGATCGGGCGATTGCCTGCCTGGAAAAAGCTGATGCACGGATGCAGGTTTCACCCGTGATCTATCCCATATTGACTTGGTTGAGGCTGCCTCTTTACCTCCAGAAGGCTGGGCGATTCGATGAGGCCATGGCTGAGTTCGAGCGGTTGATGCAGGAAACCCCAGATCGCATTGCACGCCATTTTGCTCACCGGCCCAAGGCGGAACGAGGTAAGTTCGTCCGCCATGAAAAGAGCGTGATCAAGGACAAGATGGCGCTTGCCAAAGAGCGCGAGAAAAAGCGGAAGGCAAAAGCCCAAGGCTGATACTTGCGCATTCACAGATACCTGCGTCGTCAATTTGACGACGCCCCCCCAGAGGAAAAGATGAGTCATCCCCAGTTGCGTTCTGACCTAAAAATTCTGGCTGATCTCGCCAACAAGCGGAACGAGACCCTTTATGCCTGGCTAAGGTGGCTTGTTTTGCTCTCCGCCGGTTTTTTCTCTTTTAGCCGCGTTTAAAATCCGTTTGCTATAATTACCCTATTAGGGGACGATACATCTTATGGAAAAGCAGACACCCCACTACCCGCTGGCCGAGATTCAGGCACAAATGCAAGAGGTTGCGGGGTTGCGTTTGACTTTTTCGGCCCAGAGGGGCATTGCCCGGCTGGATTGGGATTATGCCGAGGCGGTGGCGGCGGTGCAGGGGCTTGCCCGCAGCGATTTTTACAAGAGCATGACGACCTATGCGGATCATCGTGTTTGGCAGGATGTCTATTATGCTGAACATTTGGGCGTTGAGTTGTACGTTAAGTTTCAGCGTGATGTGGATGGTTATTTCACGATTTCATTTAAGAGGTTGAATGATGAGCCTTGAAAACACGAGATGCCCCGTGTGTGGGGTGGGACGCTTAAGCCACCGCATCAAGCGGGTGGTGGTGGATCTGGCTGAATATGAGCGGGTGATGGAGCAGCCCGGTTTTTGGTGTGACCATTGTGAAGAGGGGATCATCAACGGGGATGACCTGTTGGCGACCGAGGCTGAGATGAAGGAGTTTCGGGCTTTTGTGCGGGAGCAGCACGCCAAGGATGCGGGCCATGACCTGATGCGGATTCGCCGCCGCCTGAAGCTTACCCAGGCCCAGGCGGCCCGGTTGGCCGGTGGCGGCAAGAATGCCTTTTCCCGCTATGAGAAGGGGCAGGCCAAGCCGGTGGCGGCGGTGATCAACCTGTTCCGCCTGTTGGATCATCACCCTGAATTGCTTTCAGAACTTAAGCCTGAATGAGGCGTTGGCGCAGGTTCTGCACCCAAGGACATTGCTGCGATACAGAAGATTGATGTAAATCGGTTTATAAAGCGCCCCGACTGCCTTCGGGCTTTGCGCCTGACCTTCCGCCTGTACTTTTGAATGGGCTACCAAGTTTTTCCCCCACCCTTCCCTCTCATTTCATTAAACCTGATTAAAAGACCACCCCGGTCGCGCGGGCCATCATGGCCCCATGAACACGACCAATCTCATCCATATCTTTAAGCCGGGCCGCCATGTTTCGATGGCGGGCGATGTCATTGAGTTTTCCGAAGCGGATGTTGCGGCGACGGCGCGGGCGTATGACCCGAAGCTGCACGAGGCCCCCTTGGTGATTGGCCACCCGAAGACCGACGATCCGGCCCAGGGATGGGTGGGATCGCTCTCTGCTACAGAGCGCGGCCTGTTTGCTTCGTCCCGCGATGTGGATGCGGTGTTCGCTGAGTCTGTGGGGCAGCGCCGCTGGGGCAAGGTCTCATCCAAATTCTATTCCCCCGATTCTCCCAGCAACCCGGTGCCCGGTGTGTGGTACTTGCGCCACGTTGGCTTTTTGGGCGCGCAGCCGCCCGGCGTGAAGGGGCTGGATAACCCCTCCTTTGCTGATGGCGATGATGGCTGCATCTGTTTTCAGGAGGCGGTCGAGTTTGGCGATTGGTGGCATGACCGCACTGTCGCCAACATGTTCCGTGGCCTACGCGACTGGCTGCTGGCCAAGTTTGGCCAGGAGGAGGCGGACCGCGCCCTGCCGGGGTGGAATGTGGATGCCGTGCAGGAGTCCGCCGCCACTCCCCAGCCTGACTCCTCGCCCGAGTTACCTGCTCCTGATTTACAGGTTCAGGCGTTTGCCGACCCCGTTCATAACCCCCTTCACAATCCAAAGGAGACCGATGTGACCCTTGAAGACAAGGCCAAGCTGGAGGCCGAAAACGCCCAGCTCAAGCAGCAGATCGCCCAGCGTGACGCCCGCGACAAGGCGGCCCAGGCGGGCAAACGCCACGAAGAGAACTCGGCCTTTGCCGAAGGGCTGGTGGGCAAGGGGGTACTGGCCCCCAAACATAAGGAGGCGGTGGTGGCGGTGCTTGATCTGGCGGCCACGCCTGGCGCTGACGGCAAGTCGGTGGAGTTTGGCGACGGCGACGACAAGCAGCCCCTGGTGGGCGCGCTCAAGGGCTTTTTGGGCGAGATGCCCAAGGTTGTCGAGTTTGGCGAGACTGCTACCAAAGATCGCGCCACCACTGGCAAAGAGACCAACCCCCTGCTGGCCGACGCGGAAGCGCGAGCAGCGGGCAACTGATTGTAAGGAGCTTTCATGAGTACTTATACCCTTGTCACACCGATCACCGATCTGGTGCTGGTGGAAGTGAATCCGGCTTGGTGCCGGGAGGTTGTAACCCTGCTCGCCGGTGTTGCGGCGGCGCCGGGCATGGTGCTGGCCAAGATGACGGCGGGCGCGGCTGCCAGCGCGGCCAAGGCCGGTGGCAATACCGGCAACGGCGCGCTGACCCTGGACGCCACGACCCCAACCCTGAAGGGGCTGGCGCCTGGAATCTACACAGTGCGCTGTATTGCAGCGGCGGCCAATGGCGGCACCTTCCGTGTTGAAGCGCCGAATGGTGCGGTGCTGGGGGATGTGGCCGTGGGGGCGACCTTTGCGGACCAGGTGAAATTCGCCATCGCCGACGGGGCCACCGACTTTGTGGTGGGTGACGGCTTTGACATCACTGTGGCCGCCGGGAGCGGCAAGTATGTGCAGCTCGACCCCGCCGGAACCGGCGGGGCCGAGGTGGCGGCGGCTATCGGCTACGACGCCGTGGATGCCTCGCTGGCGGACAAGAAGGGGGTGGTGCTGGCCCGTGGCGCAGTGGTGGATGTGGCGGGGCTGATCTGGCCCGTTGGCATCACCGACGCCCAGAAGGCTGCCGCCCTGATCGAACTGGAAGCGCGGGGCATTGTGACCCGCACAGCCCTTTAACCATTTAGGAGCTATGCCATGAATCTGGCTGATATGTTTAACGTAACAACGCTCACCGCTTCGGTGAACAAGCTGCCCGCCATGCCTGGCAAGGTGGGGGCGATGGGGCTGTTTGATGAAAAAGGGATTACCACTTCTACGGTAACGATTGATGAGCAGGAGGGCCGCCTGATCCTGGTGCCCAACGTTCCCCGTAGCGTCGATGGCCAGCCGGTGAAGGGGGGCAAGCGCAAGCGTCGCACCTTTGAAAATGCCCACCTGCCGCTGACTTCCCAGATTCTGCCGGGCGATCTGCAAAACATCGCCCCTTTCGGCCAGGACACGGTGGCCAACAGTCAGGCGGTGGTGATCAACAACAAGTTGCAGGATCTGAAGAACAGCATCGAGGCCACTCGCGAGTGGCAGCGAGTCGGCGCGCTGCGCGGCAAGATTCTGGATGCCGATGGTTCGGTGATTTACGACCTGTTCACCGAATTCGGCGTGACCAAGAAGTCGATCAACATCGCCTTTGGCACCGCCGACACGGATGTGCGCAAGTTCTGCCTGGATGCCAAGCGCTGGGCCGAGAAGAAGCTCTCCGGGGTGATGGTAACGGGCTACCGCGCCTTTTGCGACGCCACCTTCTTCGATTATCTAACCAACCACTCCACCACCAAGGCGGCGTATGCCAACTATCAGGAGGCACAGGACCGCTTGGGCGGCGATATGCGCAGCGGCTTCCGTTATGGCGATATCGAGTTCATCGAGTACGACGTAACGGTCTCTGGCCAGGCGTTCATCCCTGCTGGCGTGGCGCAGGTGTTCCCGGTGGCCCGTGGCGCCTTTGCCATGTACAACGCCCCGGCCAACTACAACGAGACGGTCAACACCCTGGGCCAGCCCTACTACGCCAAGGCCGAGGCCCGCAAGATGGGCAAGGGGTGGGACTTGGAGGTGCAGGCCAATCCGCTGGCGCTGTGCCTTTACCCCGAGGCGCTGGTTGAGCTGAAGGCTGTATAAGCGATGCGCTACTGCACGCTCGATGACCTGACCTTGGCGATCCCGGCGCGGACGCTGGCGCAGCTGTCGAATGACACTGCTCCGGCTACTGAGCCGAATCTCCCGGTCATCGAGCGGGCAGTGACGCACGCCGAGGAGGTGGTGGATGGTTGCCTGCGGGGGCGGTACGAGCTGCCGCTCCAGGAGGTGCCGACGATTGTGCGGGAGCTGACCGTGAACATCGCCCGCCATTGGCTGTACGCCCGCCGCCCGGAGGGCAAGGATGATCTGCCCCCGGCGGTAGTGCGTGGCTACAAGGCGGCGATGGATATGCTGGCCGCCATTCAGAACGGGAAGCTGACCATCGGCATTCAGGCGACGCTGGGTTCCCAGCCGGAGCCGGGGAAGATGCGGGTGAAGGCCCGCCCCCGCCGTTTTGACGCCGCCACACTGGACAAATTCTGATGAGCACGATTCCCAACACCAGCGATGCCCTGGAGCAGGCGGTGATCACCCGGCTGCAAAACAGATTTACGGAACTGGAGGTGGAGGCGTTCCCCGATGACCCAGAGGAGTACCGGCTGAATCACCACCTGGGGGCGCTGCTGGTGCGCTACCACGGCAGCAAGTTCGGGCCGCTGCTGGATAGCGACCTGGTGGTGCAGGAGCGGGTGATGGCGCTGGAGGTGACGCTGGTGTTCCGCTGCCTGAACGGCAAGGAGGGCGTTTACGCCTATCTGGAGGCGGTGCGGCTGGCGCTGGCGGGGTTCAAACCCCCGGCCTTTACCAAGCTCAAGCCCATTGGCGAGGAGTTCATCTCCCAGGACGGCGGCCAGTGGCGCTACGCCATCGACTTTGCCACGACTACCACGGTGATCGAGGAGGATGAGCCGGAACCGGTCATCGGCTCCCAGATCCAGAACGTTTCATTCATTTAAGCGAGGAGAGCCATGAAATACGTGTATCAAGGCCCGGTCGATTCGAGCGTGACGCTCAAGGTCGAGGGGAAGGAGCGTGATGTGGTGCTGTTCCGTGGCAAGGAGGTCGATCTGCCCGAAGGCCATGACTACACCCAGACACTGAAGGCGCTGGGCTACCTGAAGCCCGTCGTCAGCAAGGCTGCCGCCGTCGAGGTGGTTGAACCTGAACTGATTAAGAAAGGAGCCAAATAATGGCCGCAAACTATCTGCATGGTTGCGAAACCGTCACCATCAAGGATGGACCGCGCCCGGTGAAGCTGGCCAAGGCGGCGGTGACGGGGCTGGTGGGCATCGCCCCCATCGGCCCGGTGAACGTGCCGACGCTGATCGCCGCCGACAAGGACATGGCGCAGTTTGGAGTGGACCTGCCGGGCTTTACCATCATCTCGGCCCTAGACGCCAATTTCGACCAGGGGCGGCCTGCGGCGGGGGTGGTGATTGTGGTCAACGTGCTCGACCCTGCCGTGCACAAGACGGCGGTGGCGAACGAGAACGTCACCTTTGACACCGCTACCGATCTGGCGACGCTGGCCCACCCGGCGGTGGCCAGCCTGGTGCTGAAGAGCAGCGACGGCGTGACCACCTATGTGGCGGGAACGGACTTTACCCTGGACGCCGTGACCGGGGAGCTGACCCGCCTGGCGGGCGGCGGCATCGCCGTGGGGGCGACGGTGAAGGCGACGAGCTACGACTATGCCGACCCTACCAAGGTGACTGCGGCGGACATTATCGGCGGCATCGATGGGGCGGGCAATCGCACCGGGATGCAGGCGTTGCTGGATAGCTTCACCCTGATGGGGTTCTTCCCCAAGCGGCTGATCGCGCCAACATTCTGCACCCTGAACAGCGTTTCCACCGAGATGATCGCCATGGCCAACCGGCTGCGGGCGCGTGCTTACATCGACGCCCCCATCGGTATTACTCCGACTCAGGCGATTGCCGGGCGCGGTCCGGCGGGGACCATCAACTTCAATACGTCCGCAGGCCGGGCGCGGCTCTTCTTCCCGCATGTGAAGGTGTACGACGCGGCGACCAACGCCGACCGTCTGGAGCCGCTGTCGCAACGCGCCGCCGGGGTGGGCAACGCCATCGACATCGAGAAGGGTTACTGGTGGTCATCCTCCAACCAGGAGATTTATGGCATCACCGGGATGGAGCGCACCATCAGCGCCATGATCAACGACCCGAACTGCGAGGCCAATCTGCTCAATGAGGTGGGGATCACCACGGTGTTCAACAGCTTTGGCACCGGCCTGCGGCTGTGGGGCAACCGCATGGCGAGCTGGCCGACCGACACGCACCCCTCGAACTTTGAGTGTGTGCTGGCGACGGGGGACATCATTGATGAGTCCATTGAGTACTTCTGCCTTCAGTTCATCGACCAGCCTGCCACCAACGCCTGGATCGACGCCATCGTGGAGAGCGTGAACGGCTTTTTGCGCAAGCTGATTGGCGACGGCGCGATTCTGGACGGGCGCTGCTGGTTTGATCCAGCGGAGAACACGGTGGAGGAGATGGCGGCGGGCCACTATGTGTTCAGCCGCGACTTTATGCCGCCGACGCCGGGCGAACGGATCACCCACAAGACGCGGGTGAACATCAACTACCTGAAGAACCTCGGCAAGAAATAAGGAGCTGTCATGGCGATTACTATCAACCGAATCACTAACGCCAACATCTATCTGGATGGCGGTTCTTTGCTGGGCAAGGCGGAGGAGATCAAGCTGCCTGACGTGACGGCCAAGATGAACGAGCACAAGGCGCTGGGCATGATCGGCACCGTTGAGTTGCCCTCCGGCTTCGACAAGATGGAGGGGGAGATCAAGTGGTCATCCTTTTACAAGGACGTGATGGCCAAGGTGGCCAACCCCTTCAAGTTCGTGGCGCTCCAGGTGCGCGCCAACGTGGAGACCTACGGCGCGCAGGGACGCATCGAAGAGAAGGCGCTGGTCACGTTTTTGACCGTGGCCTTCAAGAAGAACCCCGGCGGCACCTTCAAGCAGCATGACAACGCCGAGTTCCCGACCAGCTATTCCTGCTACTACATCAAGCAGCAGCTCGATGGCCAGGATGTGCTGGAGTTCGATGCGATGAGCAACATCTACAAGGTGAATGGCGAGGATATGCTGGCCAATTATCGTAACAAGGTTGAATAAGAAAGGACTTTGCAATGGCTGAACAAATCAAACCCGTAGTGCAGAAAGAGATCACCCTCCCCTCTGGCGCTAAGGCCACCTTCTACCGCCGTAAGGGGGTTGCCCTTATCAATGCCCAGCGCAAGGCTGATGGCGATGCCTCTCGTGTCGCCTTCGCCCTGCTGTCGGAGATTGTCGAGGTCGATGGCAAGCCGTGCCTGATGGAGGATTTCGACGAGATGGACCTGTTCGACGTGATGCGCCTCTCTGAGGTGCTGGGTGAAATGGGAAAGTCTGGCCCGACACCCAAGCCCTGATCCAGATGGCGGAGACCGTGCACACCGGTCTCGACCGCCTGGCTGAGATGGACCTGGCCGATCTGGCTTACTGGTGCCTGGAGACGAGGCGATACCTGGAAGCAAAAGCCGAGGCCATGAAAGCCCAGATGTAAGAGTGAAGATGCCCGCCCGGCGTAACAACCGGGCGGGCTTTTTTATTGACCCCACACACCGCCGCTCTGAATTCAGGGTGGGCGGTTTTTTTGTTTTAAAGCGGATTAAAAGACGGCGCTTGCTATGTCTGTGAAGATGATCCTGCCCCTTTTGAATGGCGTGTTGTGCACTGAAACCGAAACCATCTGGAGGCTGATATGTAAATCACCAGAAAACGAGCCTACCGCCATTGATGCCAGGCGGTAGGTCTCGGATGGCGGCGGCGGACGGGGGAAAAACGGTTCTTTATCCAGCGGCTGATGGCCGTGATCAGAGGGCGGCCCAAGGCGGCGATGAGCAGGAGGGCCAGCACGATGACGGCGGCAGTGAAGGTTAACCCGATAGCCGTCGCCAGCAGCACGGCAACCCCGGCTGCCAGCGAGGGGGCTAGCAGGTATGCGAGACCAAATTTCAGCAAGTTGTCCATGTCAGGAGTATAGATCGTGTCCGCCAGTATGATGACTATCGGCCTGATGCTTAAAGCCTATGACCAGATGTCGGCGGTGGTGTCGTCGGCATCGGGTAAGTCCTTGGCCAGTTTGAGTCAGGTGCAGGAGAAGTTCAAGCACCTTTCCGACCAGGCCGAGCAGTTTGGCCGCGCCACGCTGGCCAATGGGATGATTGCGGCGGGTTCTGTGGCCAAGCCGCTGCAAGCCTTCGCCCAGCTGGAGGATGCGACCACCAGCCTCAAGGTGGCGATGATGGATGGTTTGGGCGGGGTGCCTGAGCAGTTCCATGCCATCAACCAGCAGGCTATCGAGCTTGGGAACATTCTGCCCGGTACCACGGCGGATTTTGTCGGAGCTGCCCGCGCTCTTGTTGAGCAGGGTACCGGCCTCGACACCATTCTCAACGGCGGCCTCAAGTCTGCCTCCTACCTTTCCGTGTTGCTCAAGATGCCCGCCAGCGAGGCTGCCGAGATGGTGGCCAAGCTGCGCGAGGCTTACGGCCTGGCTGATAACGAGCTGGAGAAGATGGCCGACCTGACCCAGCGCGCTCGCTTTGCCTTTGGCATGACGCCGGAGGACATCAAGATCGCCTCCAGCTACTCCGGCGCTACCCAGAACGCCCTTGGTCTGACCGGACTGGAGAACGCCAAGAAGCTGCTGGCGATGCAGGGGCTGGGGGCCGGGGTTTCGCTGGAGGGTTCGAGCTGGGGCACCAACTTTGCCACGTTGCTGACCCGCACAGCGGAGTCGAAAGACCGGCTGGCCAAGACTGGCAAAGAGATGAAAGCGATCAACGAGGAGATGAAGGTTTACGGGATCAACCTTCAGTTCTTCAACGATAAAGGCTCCTTCATGGGGCTGGACAACCTGGTTAAGCAGCTGGAGAAGACCAAGGTGATGTCTCAGGTGGATCAGCTCAATCTGTTCAAGAAGCTGTTTGGGGTGGAGGCTGGGCGGCCCGCGCAGATCATCGCCAACAAGGGCTTTGCAGGCTATCAGGACGCCCTGGCGAAGATGGAACGGCAGGCCAGCCTTCAGCAGCGGATCGAGCTGTCACTCACTACCCTCAAGAACAAGTGGGATGCGTTGACGGGCACCTTCACCAACTCTTTGGCGGCGTTCGGGGAGCCGATTGCCAACTTCATTGGCCCGGCCATCGTGGTGTTGAATGGGTTTGTGGGCGGGCCGTTGATGGACTTTATCGGGCGGCATCAGACGTTGATCGGAGTGGTTGGCGTGGCGGTGCTGATCATCGGGCTGCTGGCCATCGCCCTGGGGACGTTGGGGCTGGTGGCGGGGACGACGGGGAAGTTTATCGGCAGCGGTATAGGGGCGGTGGGCAAGATGGCGGAGGCCTCTCGGGATGCTATCGGCTGGCTGGCGGGCCATCGCCTGGAGATCCTGCGCTTGATGGGGGTGCAGCGAGCGCAGATCGTCTTGCAGAACCTGCAAAACACCATCGCCTACCGTGGCGGGATGTGGAAGGCGCTTCAGTATGAACTGATGACCACCCGTTACCGGATGCTGGAGGCGGTGGCGGCGGGCCGGGCCTGGATCGCCACCAGCTGGGCATGGGCGCGGGCCAATGCGCCGACCCTGGCCGGGCTGCGCGGATTGGCTGCTGCGGGGTGGTCGCGGATCGTGAGCGGGTTTTGGGCTGGGACGGCTGCCGTGAAGGCGTTTTCGCTGGCGCTGCTGGCCAACCCGATTGTTTGGGTGGTGGCGCTGATCGCGGGAGGGGCCTTCCTGATTTTTAAATACTGGAAACCTATTTCAGCTTTCTTCTCCGGTCTGTGGGCTGGCCTGAAGGCTGGGGTGGGGCCGCTCTCCCCTGCCTTTCAGCAGTTTGCCCGCTTGGCGATGGCGGTTCTGTGGCCGATCTTGTGGCCGTTGCGGGCGGTCTGGAACTGGCTGGCGACGATCTTTGACCAGGTGGAGGACACCGGCGGCGCAGCGCGCAAGCTGGGCGTCTCCGTGGGCCAGGGGATCGCCAGCGCCATTTTGTGGGTGGGGCGACTCAGCAAGGCGGTGTTCGAGCTGCCGGGCAAGTTCTTTGATGCCGGGGCGGACATTGTGAAGGGTTTGTGGCGCGGCATCGAATCGCTGGCCAGCAAGCCGGTGGAGTCCATCAAGAAGATCGGTACGGCGGTGGCTGGGGCGTTCAAGGGGCTGCTGGGCATCCGTTCCCCTTCCCGCGTCTTTATGGGATTTGGCGACAACATCGGCCAGGGGGCGGCCATTGGCATTGAGGGGAGCCTGCCGCGTGTGCAGAAGGCGGTGGGCGGGCTGGCGGGCGCGGCATTGGGTGCGACCCGTGGCGGCGCGGCAGCGGTGGGGCCGGTGAGGATGCCGGTGCAGGCGGCGGGCCAGGGTGGCGGCGGGTCGTTCACTGTCCATTTCAGCCCGACCATTCAGGTGACTGGCGGCGGTGATGTGGGCGGCCAGGTGAAGAGCGCGCTGGCGGATGGCTACCGCGAATTTGAGGCCAATATGCGCCGTTTTATGGCCGAGCAGCAGCGGAGGGGCTTTTAATGCACCCCCACGTTTGTCGCATTGCGACTGCACTGCCCCCAGAGGGGGCTAGCGTCCTCCTTGGGGCGGCCCTACGGAGGATGCTCTGATGCAATTCGCACTGCTGGGCGATGTTCAGTTTGAGCTGATCACCTACTTCGATGGGCTGGATGGGAAGTTTGGCGCGGACTATGCCGAGCACGCCCGCATTGAGGGTAAGCCGCGCTTGCAGTGGATGGGCGACAAGCTGGATGAGTGGTCGCTGACCCTGAAGTTCCACCAGGCGTACTGTGACCCGGAGGTGGAGCTGGTCAAGCTGCGGACCGCGATGGATGGCCATGTGGCGCTGCCCTTTGTGCTGGCGAGCGGGGATTACAAGGGCAAGTTTGTTATTACCGACATCTCGATCACGTCGGAGCAGACGGACACGCGGGGGGTGTTGGTGGCCGTGGGTGTAGCGCTGACCCTACGCGAGATGATTGACCCGCTGAATTCGGCGAAACCCGACGCCCCTGGTGTGAGGAAGGCGGGCAAATCGTTACACCCGATGGCCAAGTACGGCCAGATGGACCAGGCCAAACCCACGGGGCTGGCTGGGTCGCTGAGGGAGGCGGTGAACGCGGCGCGGGATATGGTGGGGGCGATCAAGTCTGTGGCGGGGCTGGTGGCGATTGCAAAGAGTTTTAAAAACAACCCGGCGGCAGCGGTGGAGCAGCTGCGTAATGGGATTCCGGGGTTTGAGCATGTGGTGAAGGCGGCGGACCGGGTGGGGATCAACCTGACGCCGCTCCAGAGCACCACCAACGACGCCGGGCCGGTGCTGGCGGCGGCGGGAAGCGTGGCGACGGAGGCGCACTCGGCCTCTTCCCTGTTGGGTGATGTGAACGAGCAGAACCTTTCCAGCCGACTCGATGCGGTGAACGCTTGCCTGGGCAAGATGGGACGGGAGGCGGACTCCAGCTCCGCGCCCATGGCCCGGCTGTCAGCCAAGAGCGCGGTGAGGGCGGAGATATGAGCGTAGGCGTCAATATCCGCCATATCACCACCGAGGGGGAGCGGTGGGATCAGCTAGCTTACCGCTACTACGGGGATGCCACGAAGTATGAACCGATTGTGGCCGCCAACCCGGATGTTCCGTTGATGCTGGTGTTGCCGGGTGGGCTGGAGCTGGCGATTCCGGTGATTGAGGCCAGCAGTACGATTGCTGCTGAGGAGTTGCCGCCGTGGAAGGTGTGAAGATGGATAAGCCATTGCCGGTGGCGCACCCGGTGTTCAAGGTGGTTATGAATGGGCAGGAGGTGACGGCGGTGCTGACACCGTTTCTGCTGTCTGTCAGCTACACGGACTTTGTCGAGGGCGAGGCCGATGTGCTGGATATTCGTGTTGAAGATTCTGATGGGCGCTTTCGGGGTGCGTGGTGTCCGGCCAAGGGGCAGACGTTGGAACTGGAGTTTGGTTACGAAGGCGAGCCTTTGCAGAAGGCTGGCCTATTTGAGATTGATGAGATTGAACTTGAGGGGCCGCCGGATGTTGTGGTGATCCGCGCCATTGCCGCCGGTGTGGAGGACCATCAAAAAACACCCGAAAACAAGGCTTACGACAACACCACTTTGGCCGCCATTGCCCAGCAGGTGGCGCGGAGGCGGAAGCTGAAACTGATCGGTAAGATCGAACCGATCAAGATCACTCGTGTAACGCAGATTTATGAGAGTGATTTGACCTTCATGCATCGCGTAGCTGATGAATATGGCTATGCCTTCTCTGTTAAAGGGAAGGAGATGATTTTCATCAAACGGGCGGAGCTGCGCAGTAGTAAGCCGATCCTCACGCTTGATCGTACTGATCTGACTCGCTACCACATCCGCGACAAGATCATGGCCATTGCAGAAAGCTCCGAAACTTCTTACCACAATCCCAAAAGCAAGCGCCTGCACCGTTACAAGGTGCAGGACACCAGCCGCGCCACCAGTGAGTACGAAGTGAAGTCGAATGCGCGGGCGGAGTCGGAAGCCCAAGCCAAGGCGAAAGCGAAGGCGGCGCTGGAGAAGGCGAACGAGGATGCGACGCAACTGGAGCTGACGGTGTTCGGCAACCCCAAGCTGGTGGCGGGGATCAATTTTGAGCTGACAGGGATGGGGCGCTTTGGCGGTGTTTACCATGTGGTGAAGAGCCGCCACGACATTGAGCGCAGCGGTGGTTATCGCACTGAGATCGAGGCGAAGCGCATTCCACAGGAGGCAGGCTGATGGCGCTTAACACTGGCCGTGTGTCGTTCAAGGTGGGGGTTGTGCATGAGGCCACGCCGGGCTTTGCGCGGGTGGCCTTTGCTGATCTGGATGGGTTGGTGAGCGCGTGGCTGCCGGTGTTGATGAGGAAGACGCTGAAGGACAAGGAGTGTTTTACGCCGGACGTGGGCGAGCATGTGGCCTGTGTGCTGGATGAGAACTTTGATGACGGGGTGGTGTTGGGGGCGATGTTTTCGGATGCCGACGCACCGCCGATCACCAGCAGCGATAAGTTTCGTTTTCAGTTTTTTGACGGGGGCAGTTTTGAGTATGACCGTAGCAGCGGGACGCTGGCCATTGTGACCACCGGGCCAGTGAATGTGACGGCGGGCGGGCCGGTGACTGTCACGGCCCCGAGTGTGACGCTGAACACGGCGACCACGACCTGCACGGGTGATCTGATTGTGCAGCAGAAGCTGACCTACCTGGGCGGCTTGGCGGGCAGCGGTGGCGCGGCGGTGATTGATGGTGGGTTACAGGTGACGGGAGATGTGAGTGCTACGGGGACCATCATTGATGTGGGTGGGAACTCGAATCACCATAGCCATTGATGATGGACTTGATATTGCCCCTCAAGGCCGAGTATTTCGACCAGATCAAAGCCGGTGAGAAGCTGGAGGAGTACCGGCTGGTGAATGAGTATTGGCGCAAGCGTCTGGATGGCCGGAGCTATGATCGCGTGATTATCACCAAGGGCTATCCGAAGCGTTGCGACACTGAGCGGCGGATGGTTTTTGCGTGGCGTGGTTATGTGGAGAAGATGATCGTGCATCCGCATTTTGGGAGTGATCCGGTGCGGGTGTATGCCATTAAGTTAGGCACTGGAGGTCACTATGAGTCACTGGCGTGACAGGGCGGCGCCGATAATTGCGAATGTTATTCGCACCGTCGGACGTAGCGACATGAAGGCGCTGCGTAGAGCGCTGCGCGATGCCTATCCATTCGGAACACGAGCCATGCACCCCTACAGGATTTGGTGTGATGAGGTGAAGCGACAACTTGGCCACCCGATGGTGAAACCGAGATCAAAAAATAGACAACAGGCTGATTTGTTTTGTGCGTAACAACACCTCTGACAGTCTTTAAATCCCTTTAATATCTCCGCCAGCAAACCGGGGGCAGACTTGCCCCCATGACCCCCGACATTGGCACCAATCTTAACTGGCAACCCGCCCTTGGCGCTGACGGCATCGTTAGCGGTCTGGAGGATATTGACCAGTGTATCCGCATCATTCTGAGCACTCCGAAGGGCAGCGTTCCGCACCGCCCTGATTTTGCCTGTGACATCCACAAGTACATCGACTGGCCGCAGGATCGGGCGGTGGCTTTTATCGTGCGTGAGGCGCGCGAGGCGATTTTGAAGTTTGAGCCTCGGGTTGAGGATGTTCAGTTCACTGTGGTGCATTCAGTGGGTGGGATTGAGATTACGGTGGATTGGCTGCCTGCTGCGGGCGGCGATTGGCAGCAGTCGGTGGTGGGCTTGTGAGTACGCTGCCTGAGCCTGATTTCATCGAGCGCGATCCGGAGGCGATCACTGCGGAGCTGGTGGCCAAGTATGAGTCGATGACCGGGAAGACTCTGTACCCGGCGCAGGTTGAGCGGTTGATGATTAACCTGATCGCCTACGCCAAGACGATGACCCACATCGGCATTCAGGAGGCGGGTAAACAGAATCTGGTGCGCTTTGCCCGCCCGCCCATGCTGGATTACCTGGGCGAGCTGACGAATGTGTTGCGCCTCTCTTCGGCCAGCGCCAAGACGGTGCTGCGGTTTTCGATTGTGGCGAGTCTGGCGGTGGATGTGACGATTCCGGCGGGCACGGTGGTGGACAGTAGCGACGGCAAGGTGAGTTTTGTAACGGATGCCGCCGTCACCCTAGTGGCGGGCCTGCTGTTTGTGGAGGTGGCGGCGACCTGTGATACGGCTGGGATCGCGGGCAACGGCTGGCAGGCCGGGCAGATCAATGTGCTGGTCAGCGATGTGGGTGATGTGGCGGTGAGCGTGGCCAACACTACTGTGTCTGCGGGCGGGATTGATGATGAGTCGGATGAGCGTTATCGGTCCCGGTTGATGGAGGGGCCGGAGTCTTTTTCTGTCGCCGGTCCGCGCGGGGCTTATCGCTTTCATGCGATGTCTGCCCACCAGAGCATTATCGATGTGGGTGTGATTGGGCCGACGCTGACCAACCTGGTGCCGCCGGGTGAGGTGTGGGTCTATCCGCTGGTAAGCGGTGGCGCGCCGGATGCGGACATTCTGTCTCGCGTGGAGGCGATGTTGAGCATGGAGGATGTTCGGCCTCTGTGTGATGGGGTGCAGGTGCTGGTCCCCACGGCGGCGGATTATGTGATTCACGCCAGTTTGACCCTTTACTCCAGCGCTGACGCAAATCTTACGCTGGAGGCCGCCAGTGCGGCGGCACAAGCCTTTGCCGATGATCGCGCTGCCGGGCTGGGGCGCGATGTGGTGCCGAGCCAGGTGATCAAGGCGCTGTCAGTGGCGGGGGTGTATGACGTGGCGCTGACGGGGCTGAATCTGCTGACGCTGGATGATGGCCAGTGGGCGCGCTGCACGAACATCAATATCACGGTGGCGGAGGTGGTCTATGGCTAATGCTGCGATGCCGTTGCCCCCGGCGCTGGCCAGTGATGCGCGCTTCAAGGTGCTGGGCCAGATTGCGCTGGAGGCGTTTCAGATCGATCTGTCGCCGCTGCTGGTTTATCTGGTGGATGTCGTGGACGCTTCGGCGCTGCCCTATCTGGCGGAGCAGTTCAGTTTGATTGGCGATGGCTGGGAGTTGGCCTCTACCGAAACCGCGCAGCGCAACATGATCAAGGCGGCGGTGGAGATCCACCAGCACAAGGGGACGCCCTGGGCGGTGAAGCAGGTGTTTGTGCTGTTGGGCCTGGGCGATGTGGACATCGATGAGGGGCGTTCTGGCTACATCCGCGATGGTTCGATGCGCCGCGATGGTTTTGCCATTCGGGGCGAACGGTCGGCGCATTGGGCTGAGTACCGCATCCGCTGTTATCGCTTGCTGACTACTCAGCAGGCTGCCATGGCCAGGGCGCTGCTGGCCAACATCACGCCCATCCGCTGCCAATTGGTTGAGATTGATTTTTCGTCTGCTGCGCTGATCCGTAATGGTTTTGCCATCCGCGATGGCAGCTATACGCGCGGCTCTGTTTGATAGGAGATTTGTATGGGAACGCTGATTGATTCACCCGTCTTTCCTGCTGGTGTCCAGCACTTCGAGGCAAATGCCGTTCTGACCGGCGGCCCGGATTGCCCGGATAACCTGCCGCTGCAAGACTTGGCTAACCGTACCGCCTGGTTGAAGCAGCAGGTTGAGTCTGCGCAGAGCGGGCTGGCCGGGCATGAGGTGGCGGCTGATCCGCATCCGCAGTATCTAACCACTGCTGAAGGGGATGCGGCTATTGCTGCGGCGGTGGCTGCGTTGGTGAATAGCTCTCCGGCCACGTTGGATACGCTGGCGGAGTTTGCCACGGCGCTGAACAATGATCCCGATTTTGCGACGACGGTTAGTAACGCGATCAGCGCGAAGGTGAGCAAGTCGGATGCCCAGACTCAAACCTACACGGCCTTCACCACGACGGGGGCGGCGGGGACGTTCGTGCTGTCGCCAGTCCCAGCCATCACCGCCTACAGCGTAGGTAAACGGTTCCGGGCAAAGTTTCATACGACTGGCAATGGTGCGGACACCATCAACATCTCTGCCCTCGGGGCGAAGAGCCTTAAACAGTACGACGCCTCCGGTAGCAAGGTCGCCGCAGTCATCGCATCTGGACAGTTGGCGGATATCGAATATGACGGTGTTGATGTTGTGATTCTGGACCCGCTGCCTGCATCGACGGGGACAACTCCGTCGCAGTTTGATAACAGCACGAAGGTAGCGACGACTGGGTTTATAAAATCCGTCGGGAAAAGCTTTTCTGGCGTCGTATCAGTGGGTGCCAGCGCAACACTCGATGCTACGTATGCGGGTAAATTAGTCCTCGCGTCAAGCAACGGATTGGTACTGACGTTACCCGCAGCCTCGTCATATCCGAGTGGTGCTGCAATATCCTTTTTAGGGGGGGGGTGGGCATCAGCAAATACGATTCAGCGTGCGGGAACCGATGCGATCTACCCGAACGGGGTTGGTGGCGGCATCACTTCGTTCTCGCTCAACTACGGCGATACCATCACCCTGGTTAGCAATGGCTCGAACAGCTGGTATGTTGCAGATGGGAATGCGACAGCTAAACACTCCGGGTCGTTCAGCGCTTCGCTGGCAGAGAACGGATTCCAGATGTTGCCTAGTGGCCTGATTTGGCAATGGGGGCGGGGCACCTCATCGGGTGCGTCAGCCGGAAATGCCACACCGACATTCCCTGTCGCGTTCCCTAATGCAGTCCTGAAGGTTATTGCAAATCAGGCGAGCTCAGACGGTGCGGTACGAGGGATGAACGTGCCCGTAACTTTTCCGTCGAACACGCAGGTGGCTATGACTGCTCAAATCGCTGGGGTAATTACTAGCGGATGTGTTTATTTCTGGGATGCAATCGGATATTAATGGGGGTAAGAGGATATGTTTTATTCAGAATCAACTGGCGGCTTCTACAGCACCTACATTCACGGAGATGGTATCCCTGCCGATGCGGTCGAGATCACAGATGCAGAGCACACCGCGCTGCTCGATGGGCAGTCGCTAGGCAAAATCATCACCGCAGATCAGGATGGCAGGCCCATGCTGTCCGATCCTCCTGCTCCCACCGCCGAAGAGATATGGGAACGCATCAAAGCCCGGCGCGATGGTCTCTCTGAGAACGGCGGCTATCAGGTCGGAGACAAGTGGTTTCACTCCGATCAAAAGTCGCGCTCTCAACAACTCGGTCTGGTGCTGTTGGGTGCCAGCATACCGGCAAACCTGCAATGGAAAACAATGGATGGCTCGTTCGTCACCATGACCCAGCAGTTGGCAGGGCAGGTGCTAGCGGCTGCCGCTGCCAGCGATCAGGAGATTTTCGCCGTTGCGGAGGCCCATAGACTTGCGATGGAAGCCAGCGCGGATCCCGCTGCTTACGACTACTCCACCGGCTGGCCAACGGTGTTTGGCGAGTAGTGATGAGCTTGTTCACTACTCCCGCCGATCTGCGGATGCTTGATGATTATCGCTGGCAGCTATCCAAGTGACACGGTGATCACTGTTCCGGCGGGGGAACTTCAGCAAGGAGACTGTGCAACACAAATCTTGAAGAGAGAGAGGAAGCGACCGTCTGGTGTTGGTAGCACCGGGCGGTCCCGCTGGATTGCAGCAGCACTGCAAACCTTTGGCAAGGCTCCCCCACCTGTGCACACAGGTAGGAGAAAGCCTATAGAGGTTTTGACCATTAGAAAAGGTTTTGCAAATGCTGCAAGAGAACACTATCCGGTGCGGCCAGTGCCGTAAAAAATTGGCGGTTGGCTGCTACATAGAACTGCAAATCAAATGCCCGCGTTGTGGGGCAATGAACTACCTGAAGGCCGGGAGCCTCTCACCTGAACGCCATCGAGCGTCTGAACTGGAGACAACCGATGAGCGACATTTATAAAGCAGTACCGGACAGCGTAATCCGCTTCCATGATCAGGCTAGGGAGGTGTGACATGGCAACCCCCATCATCCCCTGGATCGGCGGTAAACGCAGGCTGGCCAAGCGGATTCTGCCTTTGTTCCCAGCCCATGATTGCTATGTGGAGCCGTTCGCGGGCGGAGCCGCCTTGTTCTTTCTGAAAGATCAGTCCGAGGTCGAAGTACTCAATGACATCAACGGCGAGCTGGTCAATCTGTACCGGGTGGTGAAGCACCACCTGGAGGAGTTGGTAAAGCAGTTCAGGTGGGCGTTGATCAGTCGGCAGATGTTCAACTGGCTAAAACAGACCCCGGAGGAGACGCTGACCGACATCCAGCGGGCTGCCAAATTCTATTACCTCCAGAAGATGGCCTTCGGTGGCAAGGTGACTAACCAGACTTTCGGCACGGCCACCACCACGGCCCCACGGCTTAATCTGCTGCGGATTGAAGAGGAGTTGTCAGCGGCGCACTTGCGACTCTCCAGGGCCTATATCGAGCACCTGAACTGGGAAGAGTGCATCCGGCGTTATGACCGAAACCACACCCTGTTCTATCTTGATCCGCCGTATTGGGCCACTGAGGGTTATGGCGTGGATTTTGGGCTGGAGCAGTACACCCGGATGGCGGAGTTGGCCAAGTCCATCAAAGGCAAGATGGTGATCTCGGTGAATGACATCCCGGAGATGCGCCAAGCATTCGCGGGGCTGGCTATGGAGCGAGTGGAGATCAGCTACACGGTAGGCGGTGGCAAACGCAGCAAGACTGTGGCCGGGGAGCTGATTATCCGTAACTGGTAGTTAGACACAAAAGACAAAGGGGCCAATGGCCCCCTTGTCGCTGTGTAGTAGAATCAAAATGTGTTTGAGCCGGTGCAAAGATTGGTAGTGGTTATTTATAGCGAGATTTCGGCGTTAGTTTTCGCGGCGCGCTTCACCATTGCACCTGGCAAATTAACCACGCGGATGGTGCTGCGCATGTAACGACTTCAAACGCTCACGCGCCACATGGGTGTAGATCTGTGTCGTCGATAGATCACTGTGGCCCAACAGCATCTGTAAGACGCGCAGGTCAGCGCCATGGTTCAACAGGTGTGTAGCAAAGGCGTGGCGCAGGGTGTGGGGCGAGAGTGGTTTGCTGATGCCCGCCTCAACCGCGTAACGTTTGATCAGGTACCAGAAGGCCTGACGGGTCATGGCGTCGCCACGGCGGGTGACAAACATCGCTTCGCTGCGGTGCTCACCCAGTAGCTCTGCGCGTGCATGACGCAGGTAACGCTCCAGCCATTCGACACTCTCCTCCCCCATCGGCACCAGCCGCTCTTTGCCGCCTTTGCCGAAGATGCGCACCACCCCTTGGGTGAGGCTTACCTCACCGAGTTTTAGCCCCACCAGCTCTGAAACACGCAGGCCGCAGGCGTAGAGCAGCTCCAGCATCGCCCGGTCGCGGAGCCCTAAAACCTCTTCAATTTTTGGAGCTGCCAACAGCGCTTCGACATCACTCTCGGTCAGCGACTTTGGCAAAGAGCGCCCGAGCTTGGGCGCTTCGATCAATGCGGTTGGATCCTCTTCGATGCGACCTTCACGCAACAGGTAACGATAGAAGCGGCGTAGCGATGAGAGTAATCGCGCAGTGGTGCGTGGCCGTGCGCCGTCCTCTATACGCTTGGCGAGATAGGCCAGAAGATCATCGCGCTGCGCATCACGCAAGCGCCGTTCCGATGAGGCAGTGAGTGTTTCAGCCAAACCGCGCAGATCACTACCGTAGGCGCTCAATGTGTGGTCGCTGACGCCGCGCTCAACCCAGAGGTTGTCGAGGAAGAGGTCGATCAGGGCGAGATCATCCGAATGGAGCAAATCAGGTTGTGACATCGTGAGCCACGCTCTGTTGCTCGTTGATGATGATCCGTGGGCCCACCACCTGCCCCATGAACCCCCCCACCCCCATGGCCGCCACTACGCGATGGCAGGGCACAATGATAGGCACGGGATTGGCGCGACAAGCGCTGCCCACCGCGCGGGCTGATGACTCCAGGCGCCAGGCCAACTGGCCATAGGTCACAGTGCTGCCCACCGGAATCTCACGCAACGCCTGCCAGACACGCTGCTGAAATTCACTGCCTTGTGTCAACAACGGCAGATCGAAGGACCAGTGTGGATTGCGGAAATAGAGTTCCAGTTGCGCGGCGGCGTAGGCGGCGGCATCACTCACTGGCGTAATCAGTGGTTCAGTGGCGGCGACAAAATCGAGCTTGAGTAGAGAGTTTTCTGAAAACAGGAGTGAGAGATTGCATCCCACGACGGGAGATGAGATGACGACGCGCTCTGTGATGGAACTCCCGCGACGGGACAT